CTAAAATGGGCAATACTTTTATCTGTATTGGGGGGAGGTGGAATTACAATTCCTGGTTTTCTGTGTGTATTTTTAAAACCAAATTTTTGAAATCGTTGTTCCATAGTTTCAGCATTTTTCTTTGCTGAATCTAAATTTATCCAGACTACTGGAATTTCACGCAAATCAATAATCATTTTAGTCCTTTCAACAATTATAGATCACTCTAAAGAAATGTCAAGATTATTTATTTGACTTTACTCTAGAGTACTTTAATATACATCTTAAAAGATGAATCTAGAGAACCTTAAAGAACTTATTAATAAAGACTCTCAAATAGACTCTACAGAGTTAGGAATAGAGTCTCTTAAGATACCTCAAATACACTCAAAGTATCTTACAATTTTAGCAGATGTCAAATTACTTTTGACCAAATATCAAAATGATTTGGCTGTTTTAAAATTGCGTAAATGGAAAATTTATACCGGGAAAGTTTCAAGAGAAGAACTTGAAGAATGGAAGGAAGAACCTTCAGATTTAACATTACTAAAAAGTGATGTTGAACAATTTGTGGAAGCAGATCCAAAAGTTATAGATTTAAAATCTAAAATAGCAGTTACAGAAGTAAAATTAAAAATGGTTGAAGAATACATACGTTCACTCAATAATAGAAATTTTATGATAAAATCTGCCATCGAATGGCATAAAATGATGAATGGTATAGCATAAATATTATGTGGACATTGAAGTTGAATCTATTGATGAAGTTCGTTACTACATCAAAACAGAGCAAGCATTAAAGAAAGAGTTACGGGACTATTTTTCATTTATGGTTCCAGGTGCTCAATATATGCCTATGTTCAAACGCAGACTGTGGGATGGCAAGATCCGTCTGTATGATATTCTTACATCCACTCTTCCCCGGGGTTTAAAGACTTACTTAAAAAAGTTTTCAGACGAGCGCAAGTATTCCATTTCTTTCAAAGAAAGCAAAAAAGATCTATGCATAACAACGGAGGAACTTGCTACGCTTTATACTGGACTAAATGTAACGGTGAAAAAGTCTTCTATACAAATGCATCCACATCAGTCACAAGCAATCGTCCACGCTATAAACAATCACCGGTGTGTAATTATATCCCCGACAGGCTCTGGGAAAAGTTTAATAATATACGTCTTGCTCCGATGGCTACTATCCGTAATAAAGCCAGACAGAAAAATATTGATTCTGGTACCTACGGTGGGACTTGTAAACCAGATGGAGTCTGACTTTTTTGACTATTCAAAGAATGATCCCAAGTGGAATTGCAGAAAATCAGTACACAAGATTAGTTCAGGGGCAGAGAAAGAAACAAATAAGTCAATCATAGTTTCTACTTGGCAATCTGTTTATAAACTTCCCAGAGAGTGGTTTGATAAGTTTGATGCAGTGATCTTTGATGAATGCCATCAAGCCAAGGCCGAGTCGATAAACATGATTGGCCAAAAGATGTCAAAGGCTTGGTTTCGAATCGGAACAACCGGAACCCTTGATCAAGCGCAAGCACATCGTCTAAGCATCGAAGGCATCTTGGGACCAGCCATACAGTTCATACAGACCAAGAACCTCATGAATAAGGGATTACTTGCCACCCTCGGAATCGATGCCATACTGTTGAAGTACACTGAAGCTGAAAAAGAGTTGCTTAAGAAGCAAAGATACCCAGACGAAATAAAGTGGCTTATAAGTAATGATAGGCGTAATGAGTTCATCAGAGACCTCGCACTTAACACCAAAGGAAACACCCTCGTCCTCTTCAACTACGTTGAAGGACAAGGAAAGCCCTTGCACTCTCTCATTAAGGCAGCGGCTGGCGATAGAAAAGTATATCTTATCTACGGAAAAACGGATGCAGACGCAAGAGAATACATCCGTCGTGTCATCGACACGGAAAAAAACGCAATCCTTGTGGCCAGTTATGGCACTACTAGTGCTGGCATCAACATTGTTAATCTTGACAATATCATTTTTGCGTCACCTACTAAGTCTGTAATTCGTTTGCTGCAAAGCATCGGAAGAGGCTTACGTGTATCAGCACACAAGAAGACACTCAAAGTTTTTGACATTGTAGATGATCTTTGCACCAAGTCGTATAAAAATCATGTATTCAAACATTTTGAAGAACGTATAAAGATATACAAGAAAGAAAAGTTTGATTACAAGATAGTGTCGATGGAACTACCAAAAGATAAATAATAGGGAAGGGAGGACATTCCTATGTCCGATTCGCTTCCTGAGAATTCATTCTCGGGCATATTAAGAGTTGTTAAGCTCCTAACAGGAGAAGAAATCGCAGGTCTAGTTAGCGATTCAATGCCCGACAAAATAGCAATTAAGTTTCCAGCTAAATTAGAAAATTATATGGGAAAAGATTCAAAAGGAAATCCCATTGAATTTGTTAAACTGACTAATTATGCTGCTTCCACTAAATCATTTGAAATATCACTAAACAAATCTGCAATTGTATTCGTAGCGCAGCCTTCTGCAGAATTAGAAAAAATGTATGAAATTTATTTTATGACTGTTCAAACCGATCCAAAATCTATTCAAAATAGTATGCCAGAAGGCATGGTCGATGTTGATACGGGTTTACAACTTTTAAATGACTTATTTACAAATGAAGATTTTGTAAATTTTGTAAATGACCTTATGGACACCTATGAGGGTGTAGAAATTTTAGCTGATCTGGGTGAAGATGTAGGCGACGAAGATGTAGGCGACGAAGACGAAGAAGAGCCAGAATCCTCTAGGACGGGCACCATAGAAGAAGAGCCTGAGCCCCCATCTAAGAAGAAGAAACGCTCTATAATGAAACCTGAGTCCACTAAAATGCCATATAAACCAGAGAACCCACCAGAAGATCCTAAAAGCTGGTCAGACAACCCTATGGATTATATGTAATTAAGTTCCGTAGCTTCCACCAAGTTCTGTAGGAGCATCCGGAGTAAGCTCATAATAAGAATATTTAAATGTTGCAGATGCTTTTATAATAGGAGCATCTGCAGTATCAGATTGAAAAATTAATCCCGACAATCTTACAGGAATTAAATTTGCAAATTTTACTGTTAATACTGGATTGGGAGTATCACAACCAATAGTTGGATGCAATATTAAAGCACCACTGTAATGCCAGCGTTGATATGTTAAATCGTAACTGGTTGCATCTTGAATATTTGTAATATCTCTCATCCAAGAATAAATAATTTTCCAGTTGGCAAGATCGCTGTCTACCATAAACTCAACAACTAGAGGTTCATATTGGACCGTCATTGTTGGAACTGGAACTGTTGTACCAAATATTGTTGGTTGTGCTTGATCTGGTACGGTAATACCAGGAAGATTTGCCTTTTGAACCATTAACTCAAGAGGATCGCTACCACGCTCAATTTTAAAACTAAAATAGTTTGCGTAAAGATTATTAGTATTACTTTGGCAAGGATTAGTTGTCATTTTTATTGAGAGGGTGTTCCGCTACCATAGTAACAAGGACTATTTCCGGAAGTATTTGGAAATTGGTAAATACAACTTCCAGTCATATCTTTATTATAACGAGTTGCTAAAAATTCTGGCCAACGATAATTTATAATTTCTTGCCAGCCTCTATGATATCCTACAGGACCATAAGGTGGAGTAGTGTTTCCTTCAGTATATCTTCTATACAAATCAGCATATGTTATCATTCTAGTGGTCTCTGGAATATAATTCCAATTTCGCGCAAGAAAAACCCATTGATTTAACCATTGTATCCATTGTTGATAATGTGGATGATTTTGCGGAAGAGTATCTGACAAATTAAAATTAAAAAACCAAAGCATGCTGCGATTTACATCTAAGGGACTTTGTGCTTCACCAGTTGTCAAAGGATTTAATGAAGATCCCAATTGAATGTTTCTATAATTTGGATCCCAATCATAATTTGTTCCCGCCACCGATTGACCGGGAGCCAAACTGAATTCCATTTCAGATTCGATTAAATATTTTTTAAAACCATTCATATAAAATATTTATGCAAAGAAAAACCCCTCCCGATTTCTCGGGAGGGGTTTATTCGTCTCTTTACTTACCTATTAACCTTGGGTCATACCGTGGAGGTTATTGACTTGAGTTAGGCGGTAGTATTGGTTGATACCTTGAGTGAGAGCTTCACCGTCTGGTGTGGTTCCGTTTAGGACGTATGGGTTAGCAACTACGCCGTAACGGGTCTTGAATCCAATTCTTGGTTGGAAAGTATTTGGATCTACTGCACGGACCATTTGGAGAGGAACGTATGGGCAGTAGAAGAGACCAGCGTCATATGGAGACTCGCCCTTATAACCAGCGCAGAAGAAGTTTACGCCGAGTGGGGTGTAAGGATCGATATATACGCGGACTTTTCCATTTAGCAATCCAGCAAAGGTGCTTTGGGTATCATCAACATTGAGTTGTGGTGCGATGCCGGGGCTGAGGCTCATGAAGCCAGA